TACGTAAATCTTCATATTCATCTCCTAGTAATCTAAAAAGGCTGTGTATGTTTTTTTCTGTAACTGCTTTACGTAAATCTTCATGATTGTCTCCAAGCAATCTAAATAGACTATGAAGATTTTCTTCAACTACGGTCTTTCGTAGATCTTCATGTTCATCGCCAACTAGCCTAAACAAACTGTGTACATTATCTTCAGTAATTGCTTTACGTAACTCTTCATGATCTTCACCTAACAATCTAAACAAACTATGCACATTTTTTTCAATATACATTTTTCTTATATCTTCAATACCTTCAATACCTTTATCTTCTAGATATCTAAATAAACTATGGTAATTTCTTTCTTCTACAAATTTACGTAAATCTTCATTTCCAGTTATACGAAGAATGTCTAACATATGTCCATCATTATAAAATCTTCTTAAATTAGTTACTTTATCACCATACATTATTTCAAATCTATCTAGCAAATCTACAATAAAATTATCTCTAGGCGGTAATGGGTCGTCTTCTTTAAAAGGTATTGTTTGCTTCCATTCAGTATCTGCTTGTATTTCTGTAAGTTCTATTTTAACAGGTTGTGTTTTAGATGTAGTTTCTTTATCATTATACATCTGTTGCCATTCTTCTGTTGTATCTGTAGTTTCAGTAAACTGTTCATACAACCAATTGAAGTCATTTATTAACCTAAGATCAGACCCCCTAGAAAGGCCAAACTCCATACCAGCGGTAGCACCTGCCAAAGCAAACTCCCCAAATGGTCTATCGCGTCCCACGGTTGTCCAAGTTTTGAGTCTTTCATTTGTTTCGTCCTCCTTTTGCCTATCAATTACTTTACTGCTTAGTTTTGCACATTCTCTAAATGCACTACGCCAAGTACTAAACTCGCTTGAATTAAATGCAGTTATGCAAGAAATTTTTTCCATTTTTTTAAATCTATCACTAATACTTGTAGTCATATCAGGACGACTAGTATCCATATCACGAGTCATTTGTGTTGGAAATAATTTTACACCGCCATATCCGTATACTAAATCATTTATAGGATTTTGACTACGCCATACGTGTACTGCTCTGTTATCTTCAGCAATATAATCAAAGTTAAAATCATCTGCAATTACAGCATCACCATCTACTATCCAAAACATTTCAGTCGAACAAACATTTGCCGCGGCAATATGTGCTTGATGTATTCCTTTTACTCCATGTATACGTTGGGCTCTTGGAAAACGTGTTTTTAACTTGTTAAAGTTTTCGTCTGCGTTTGCTTCGTCATAAGATATCATTACAATATCATATTCAGTTTTTTTAGTAGGAACAAAGTTAGACGAAAAAGTGTTAAATTGCGTTGTATTTGTACGTATATAAGGATGTTCAGGTCTTGGTGGGTTGCGGTATGTATTTTTAAAAAACTTGCTCTGTTGAGCATCTAAGGGCGTTACAGCAATAGGTAATTCTATATCTGCAAGTATACGTTCACCGTAATCTTCAATTGCTTCTAATAAGTCACTTTCGTCTTGCACTTTATTTTTCCAAAGATCATTTAAGTATTCAAAGTCGCGTACATTAATATACTCCCAATCAGTACACATTGTTTTGTGCAATCCTTCTCTGGCTCCATAAATTGCCCATAATCCGTTAGTTACATCTGCGCCTGCCATACACCAGACATATAGTCTTTCTAAATTTTTCCAATGATTTCCTATAAGTTCTTTTTTTGCAGGTTTAATACCTTCAATTAAACACATTTTTACACCTTCTCGGAAACCGGCACGCCATGCTTGGTGTGGTGTAGCATTATTATGAACAGTACTCATTAAACTATTAATTTGTATGTACTCAAGGTCCCAACAAAAATCAATACCTGCCGCTATATTATCAGGATCTGCATTTTCGTGTGTTTTCATTTTTAGGACAGTTTCTCTATCCCAACACTTTATACCACCATTTCCGTAACGCAGTCCGTTAATAATATTATCAGCAGTCCAACTAACAACGTGTCTAGTAAGATCAACACCTTCTTGAAAGTTAATTACTTCATTCAAGAATTGTTCATCTATTTGATTATCACCATCGATGGTAATAAATCTTTTTGTTTTGGCTATTTCTGCACAGGCTTTATGTGCGGCATCTGATCCTTCTACACCGTGTATACGTTTAGCCCACGGAACTTTAGTTAATAAGTTCGTGTAATTTTCTTCTGCATTTGGCTCGTCATATGACAAATATATGATATCATAATCTAAAACTTTAAATTGCTTCATCTACATATCCATAAGTGTTAAATATCTTTGGCGTGTATATACTTACATCACCTTCTTCGTCATCATATTCGAACTGAACTGTATGTCCGTTTGCTATTTGTTCTACTGTAGCATCAAATGTTCTAATTAATAAATGAGGATCATTTGCTTTTGTAATACTAAACTTACACATTTGATTAGGATTCAACAAAAGTTTTTCTTTTACATTTACAAACAATTTCCAATTACGCCATTCTGTATTTCTTGTAATCATACAGTCTGCATTACCTTGTTTAGGAATATGATAAATTACATCTTTTATATCATAACTAAATTTTGGCTTTTCATATTCTAATAATGTATATTCTTTTTTTGACAAATCAAACTTGACAACATAATTGTCTTTTTTGTCTGGATTCTCTATAAAATCTACATATAAATCTTCGTCAACTTCTAAAGCATATTCATTATCCGGACTATAGTTTTGTAAACCTATAACTTTGCTTGTGTTTTTATCAAATATTAACCAGTACATTGCTCATACCTTGCTAAAATTTTATCACAAAAATCTTTTTCTGTATAATGAAATACTCCGTGCTGGCGGTGGTTACCAATTTTCAAACCATCATTAAAATACCAATCAACTTTTTGTTGCCAATGCTCACTAGTATCTACCCAATTTTGAGCATGTAATTTCATATGTACAAAATCTATTATGTCTATGTCTTGAAAATTATCATATTCCATAAGTTCTAACACTATGGCCGCACAAACATCAATACTACAATGTTTAGGTTTATGATTTTTGCAGAATATTTCATAAAACTCTTCCCAATTTTCTATTACAGTTTCTAGTAATGCAAAAAAGTTTGCAACACGTTTTGTTTTTTTAAAGTAATACAATCCTGTGTACACATTTATTAGGTAATTTTGTGAAAAGACTTTTCTATAATAGGTATCATTTATAGGTTCTTGTCTATATGTAATAGGATTTTGCGTAAAGTATAGTTCTTGATCTTTAAACTTAGACCAATTAATTTTTTCTAAAAATAAAACATCGCTGTCAACAACTATTGTTTCGTCATATGGAGAAAGGTTAAAGGCTTTCCATCTGTTTTCTATTTTCCATTCACTACTTTTTGCTTGGTCATGTTTCAATACAATAACTTTGTCAAATACAAAAGCAGTCTTTTGGTCAACTTCCTTGTCTGTTACTAAAGTAAAATGCATATTATTATTTTTCATACCACTTATTGCACACAGGTATGCTTGTTTTACATAATCATCTGTAGAATTATTTTGTGCAAATATCAAAACACCTTGTTTCATAGTATTTCCTCTAAACTGTACTTGTTCATAGCATGTATTGTAAGTCCTTTTGTAGCAATAGGATTATTATCAATAAAAAACATAAGTTTATCTTCATTTATTTCGTGTGTAATATCTTTATCAATAGTATAAAAAAGTTTTCCTGGCATAGGATTAACAAAATTACCTTTAGAATGATTGTTCATTATATGAGCACCAATACTAAAAGCAAAATCATTACGATATGTTTGCTGTACTATTTGATATAACATTCTATAATGACGCCATTGCTCTTCAATATGCTGTAATAAATCAAAAAATATTTTGTTTTGTTTACATTTTACAAAATACACACAAGTTGCCCAATAAAAGTCTACACTTGAATCACTTATTTTACTAAACTCATTGTAATCTAAATTTTGACCTAAATGATAAGCATCTTTATACATGAGTAATGGATTATGTTGTTCAAAACAGTGTTTGTAAACATCATCACATATAATAATATCAGTATCTATCATCAATGTTTGCTCATATGGTGATAAATCATAACTTAAAACTCTTGCATTATTTTTAAATGTTAAATGTTTGCCACTATTACCATTGTTATATAATTTGCTTGTATATCTTTGTGGTGTTTTGAAATCAATTACTTTATCAAAAACATTATCTGGAACTTTACAGTCAGTAATTACACTTGTTGGTAAATTAAGATACTTCTTTGCACGTTCTGCAACCATACATGCTTGCTTGACGTAATCTATTTCTTCATTATTAAATGCATGTACTAGTATACCTTTAGACATTAAGGATTCCTTGTACAGTTCTTTCACTGTTTACTATTTTTTGATATTCAGAATGATAACTTTCTGTGGCTTTTGTAAATGCTGTGACTAATTCGTTATAAAACGCTTCTTTGTTTTTTATTTTGATAGGAGTGTTATTATTGTCTACAAAAATATCACTTTTTAGTGCTAGTATACTTGCAATAAATTCTCTAGTGGCAGTAAATTGCCCGCCTTCATAATAGACAGTGCATTCTTTTGTATACTTTTCTTGTAATATGCGTTTTTGGTTTTTAAATGTTGTAACGTAATCTGCATGTTCTAATGCTTTTTTAAGACGTTGATCCATAATTTCTCCATATAGCAGTATTATATGACAGATCGACTAAAAAGTCAAGTATTAACTACCACTAAAATTGGATTGTCTATTGAGTTGAGGTAATGGTGTATCAACATATACACCACTGGCTCTTTTGAATCCCATTGTAGTAGTAAGATTGCCTACTACATACTCGTCAATTGGAACAACACCTTTTGCTCCAGAAGTATTACCAGTGTCTGCTTCTTCCATACGTATACGGAATTCTATTGTAGAACTGTTTACTTCTTTGCCTCTAATATAATAGTTGTTATCTGCGTAAACTCCACTACCTGTTTTTCTAAAAAGTTGCTGTTCTGATGAAGTTAATTGAAAGTTTCCTATAGCACTACCTGTACCACTGTTACTTGTGGAAGTATAATTGTAACCAAATGATACTGTGCCTGCATTAGAAAGCATTGTTGCCCAGTCATTTGTTTTTGCAACGTTAGCGCCTGATGCTGTGCTAGATAAACTGCTGACAAATGTAATTGTTCCGCCAGCATTAAAATAATGCCTACGAGCATTTGCACTTGAAAACACTACTCTAAAATAACCATTAAGTTCCTGATTCCATTGTGTAGGTCCAAATGTTAATGTGTCAGGGTCAGTTCCTGTGGTACTTTGTAATGCTGATAATCTAAATCTATTTGGATTATTTTCCAATACAGACATAGTATTTTCATAGTCAGCAAAACCTTTCAAAACTCCATCTGGGTTATCACTTGTTTCATCTGCAATTAAATCACCTATTAATGCTTGTGCGATTGTTCCTGAAGAACTTTGATTTGTTTGGTGTCGGCTTATTCTATCAATATCAGTAAAAAGTTGATTTAAATGTGTGGCTGTGACTATATTGCCTACAGCAACTTGTGAACTTGCTGTATTTTCTCCATATCCTTCGTTACCAGATCCAATAGCAAGGATATTTTCTACCCTTGTTTGCAAATTATTATATCTAGTTGCGGTAATTAAATCACCAACGGCCATTTACTCTTCTCCAATTATATAGTAAAAATTATACTATACTTTATTAATTATGTCAAAGACTATTTGTAGCCGAAAATGCTGGCGCCGGTGTATCAACAAAAGACCCACTTGCTCTTACAAATCCTATTTTGGCTTCTAATAATCCTTGGACTGGTTCATCAATTTTAAAACCACCTGGGTTATGGTCAAAAAAACTATATTTTACACTAATCGTAGAACTAGTAGGCGCCTTAGCAAGAAGAATGTAGTTGTTATTACCATACACTCCTGTTGCTGATTTTCTATATATTTCTTGATACGAAGTTGTTAAGTCAAAATTGCCAATACTTTGTACAACACCTGTTCCTGATGTTGTTGTTTCTTGATAATTCATGCTTACTGTTCCTGCATTTCCAAGTATAGATGCCCAGTCTTGACTTTTTGCAACACTATCTCCTGAAGTAGGAGTATTACTTAATGAACTTATAAAAGTAAGCGATCCACCAGCATTAAAAAAATGTCTACGTGCATCACTATCTGCAAACGCTACTTGAAACTCACATTCAATTGGTGCTGTCCATTGATTTCTACGTTGAATTACTTCAGCGTTATTCAGTGTACTACTTTGTGCTGATGCTAATCTAAATCTATTTCCTACTGTTTCTATTATACTAATAAAATCTTCGTAGTCTTTGAAACCTTCTTTTGTATCTGCTCCACTAGTATCTTCAGCAACCGAATCTCCTACCTCAACTTCTGCGATAGAATTTGGAGCACCACCTGTTTGGTGAACAAAAATTTTGTTTAAATCTGTAAACATAGCATTAACGTGGCTTGCATTTATTACAACATTGCTTGATACTTGCCCACTGGTTACAGTTTGACCATAACCTTCGTTACCTGATCCATTGCCAAGGATTGCACTTACTCTTCCTTGTGCATTGTTGTATCTTGCGGCTGTTATTAAATCGCCAACTGCCATGCCTGCTTCCTTATACTTTTAAAACACACTCTATTAACTGCTCCGTATCAGAAGTGCTTGATTCTAATGCAACACCTACTAATCCGTTACTAGCAATAGTTGAAGCAACACCGTCCTGCCATGCATAAACTGCTTGTCCTTTTGATACTGGACCTTTTACTCTTACTGGCACACGACCTTTTAAGCCGACTGCCTGTCCTTCGGACATACTATTCATTAAATATGCTGGTGATTCTGAAATAACACCTATAGCAAAATCACTTACTTTTGCTGGGCGAACTTCTTTTTCTCCGCCTACTGCTACTACTGTTCCTATTGGTAAATGCTCGTTTGTTTCATAATTCTCTGCAAGGTCTGCGTATTGTGCTTGTGTTGCTGTTCCTCTAAAGAAATTAGCATGTAAATCACCTGAACTATCTCTTAATGCTGTTGTGCTTGCAATAGCACTTGTGTCTCCTGCATAATCTGCACTATTAAATCTAATAGCATTTGCACTAGAAGCATTTCCTTGAAAATTATCTGCCCAAACATTTGACCATTTTGCAATACTTGATCCTAATGTATATGTACTTGTTGCACCTGGATTTATTCCTGTTGATTGAATAACTACACTATTTGTTTGTACACTATTTGCATTACTTGTTTTAAATCTAATAATATTATTTGTACCAACTTCATTTGCAATTACGCCTTGGTTACCGTTTTCAATATAAATGTGTAAATCGTTTTGATCACCTATTGTAACACCTGCATCTGGAAATCTTACAATATCTTCAAACTCAGTTGCAGTTCCTGGTGTACTTTGTACAAAACTGCTTGCTTCTAAACCATTAAGTTTCAAAGCATTACTTGCCGTTCCCCAATAATAATGTCCTACAGGTGTTGTAACTCCATTAGTTGCATCGGTTGTATTAACAAGTGTTAAACCTTTCTTGACTACATCAAATCCTGTAATAGCATTTAACGGATCAGTACCGTCAATAGTAAATTCTTGTCCGCTTATAATATAGATAATTTCATCTTCGATTGTTGCGGCAATTACACTATGGTTTATGCTTGCAACATCACGAATTGTTTTACTCTGCATCTGTGTAAGACCTGAACCAGCACCTTGCGGTCCAACTAATACAAATGATGTTCCGTTATATGTATATAATTGACTGTTTCCTGAATCCCACCAAAAGTCACCTGCTGTTAAACCTGCAGGCTGTGTGGTTGAAACTTCTGCACCGCCTGTTGTTTTAAACTTTGAACCATCGTAGAATTTAATTTTTCCATTTGTTGAGTCATGCCATATCTGTCCGCTAACTGGTTTAGGCGGTTGTGATGTTCCGCTAAAGTTTTCTAACAAAAACAAAAAGTTTTCGTTTTGTATTTCGCCGTATCCGGCATAGTTCTTACCAACAAATGTTAAATCTGTTGTAAGATCAACGGTGCCATCTTGCACTACTACTAGTGTTGCTCCGTTGTATTTGTTAATTGTATAAGCCATGTTTCAACCCTTTAATTATAACTATATTTATCTTACACACTAGATGTAAGGTTTTGGCTAAATGTCCAATTCCCACCTGATGTGACGTATTCCTTTAATGATCTTGTTACACTAACTGTAACTGATCCAGTTGCATTACCAAAACCAACATCTTGTAACACTGATTCGTTTTGGACTCCTGCGGCGTCTACTGCTATAAACGATTTAGTTGTGACTGCTGTTATATCAATACCTGTAACACTTGCACCGCCAAGTGTTGTACAGTGAATTTTTGCAGTTGTACCGTTTGCAACAGTACTTGCATTAACTAAGTCGTTTAGCACCAAGCCAATTTGTGTATCATTCAATCCTGTAATATCCATACTAAATGAAATAGCCGCCGCTGAAATTGATTCATCAACATATTGTTTTGATGCCGCGTCTGTTGCTTGTGTTGGTAATGCTAAAGCAGTAATTTTTTGATTTGCTAAATTTACGTCACCGTTTCCGTTAATCGTAAGTCCACTAGCACCTGTAATTGTACTACCATTAATATTGATATTATCAACATCTAATGCTGTTAGAGTACCTACACTTGTAAGACTAGATGCTGTAACACCGCCTCCTAATGTTGTAGCACTTAGTACTGATGATCCTGCAATTTTGTATTCGTTACCTGTTGTAACATTAATATTTTCTGTTGCTGTCCAACTATTAGTTGCTTGTATCCAAGTCCATTTTTTGTCTGCTCCTGTAACTCTTATAACCATACCAGCATCGTCTACGCCTGCATCTGTTAAAAGTGTACTATCGCTAGTAATAGCAAGTTCAATTTGTTTATCTTCTACTCTTAAATTACTTACATCTATACTTGCACTAGATCCTTCTACTAATAAATTTCCTGTTACACGAATATCTCCTGTAACATCTAATGTATACTCTGGTGTGTTATCAAAAATACCTACACGTTTATTTGCCGCGTCTATGAATACAGCATCAATTTGTTGTGCCCCTGCGGCTGTACTTGTAACTCTTATTGCATAGTTTTCATCTAATTGTGCATTCGCTGTAACAAATGAATTACCTATAATACTTAAAGTTTGGTTAGCATTAGGTCCTATAGTAACCCCTGATGAATTACTAACTGTTAGAGAACCAGTAATAGTGTTATTTGTTGTTGAACTTACAAAGTTATCAGCACCAACTTTCGTACCGTCTGCTTTTATTAATGCCTTTGCCGCATCTGCTGTTCCTTCAAATATAAAATTATCTTTGTCAATTACGTTTATACCTTTTTTGATATTACCTGTAATACCATCTATTGTGTACCCTACTGCTGGGGTAAATTCAACATTACTAATAACAGCGGCTCTTGCTGTTGAACCATCAGTACCATTACCTAAATATAAACTTGCAAGTGTACGACTTCTGTCTTGAGTGTCAAGAACACTTTCAATTCTAAATCCTGTCTCACCTTGTTTTGATTTGTATACCGGTCCTGCTAATGTAGGATTACCTGATCCATCAAAAAAGTATAACTGATCATTTACATTGTCAATCCATAGATCACCAGCAACCATAGCAGGTTGTTGTTTTTGTACAAAAGGTCCACCAACATATTTAAAATATGTACCTTCATAAACTTTTACACGGGCTTCACCTGTATCAAACCAAAGTTGTCCTTTTATAGGATTAGTTGGACTATTAGAATTACTAAAATTTTCTAGTAGTTTTATAAAATTTTCATTAAATGCTTCACCGTATCCTGTATAATTTCTACCTACTAATGTAAGCGATGTACTGTTAACATCAATAGTTCCATCAATTAAATCTACTAGTAACGTGCCGTCTGTTTTGTTTAGTTTATACGCCATTAAACTTTCCCTGTGTAAATTATGTAATTTAAGGACATAAACGGATTAAGTGTTTCCATTGCTTGCCCTGTTGCTCCAGAAACTCCTCCACTTGTTGTTACAGCCTGCCCTGCATTTTGCCCTGTTGGAGCATCAAAAATAATTGATGATGTTGGACTATTAACACCTTTTTGTGCATCAAGTATTGCGTAAAACTGTGTACCTTCAACAACTAAGTCGTGTTCGTGATCTGGTAAATTAACTTGACCAATAGTAGTTGTTTCTTGACCGCCAGTATTACCAAGTTCACTACCTTGTAATCCTGAAATTCTGCCAGCACCTGTTCCGCCCATATCGTCAAGTCCCATAACAGTTCTACCACGCATATCCGGTAAAGCAAATCTTGCAACACCTGCATCACTAAGTAGTCCTTGTTGTTTGTACGTAAATCCTATCACATCAAATAACTCTGGATAGTCTGCTTGAAGTATTTCTTGTCCGTAACATAATAACCAAAAACTAGGAGCAGTAGTTCCTGCATAAGGCATCATAACTCCGGGTGGATTAACTGGTACTGTTGATAGTAAATCTCTTCTACTAATTCTGTACAATCCAACTTGACCTTGAACTCTGTTTAATAAAAATTCATCACTAGCATCTGCGCCATTAGTGTAAGTTTTGTTACTAATAAAACTATTTGCAATAGTTGTTTGGAATGTTTTAGTAGTTCCTCCAGTTTGACCATCGAAGATTATAGTAGGCGCACTTACTTCTCCTGCCATTGTAAAGTTTGTAGCACTTGATATTTTATCTGCACTACCTGCTCTACCACTAATTTGACCTGTGATGTTACCTGTTACATTGCCATAAAAGTTAGTTGCATATATTCCTTGATATTTGTTTGCTAAAGATCCAATAGTTCTTGAATTAGTAACATCTGGAATAACGTTTCTTGTTTCTGTATCACCTAAAACATTTATTGTACCACCGATATTTAAATCTCCTGCAACACCTGCGCCACCTTTGACTACTAAACTTCCTGTGCCAAAGTTTGTACTTGCTGTAGTTCCGTCAATAGTAATACCTTGGCTTACTTTTATATTTCCTGTTACGTCTAATGCTTCACTTGGGGCTGTATTATTAACACCAATATTTGTTGTAGAATCAACACGCATTACTGTTTTTGTTGTTCCTCCATCATTAACACGAATGTCTAAACTTGATCCACTTGTGTTATGACTTATTACACCTGCTTGTCCCTCAACACCTAATGTAAGTTGATTACCGCTACCTAAAATAATACCGTCATCTGTGTTTACTTTTAATTGACTTGTTGTTGTACTTACAACATCGCCACGTAAGAAATTTGCCGCTGGCACTTTTGCTCCTGCAACAACTAAATTTTCTGCTTGCTCTGCTGGACCGTAAAATCTTGGAGCGCCGTCACCTGTAATATCTGCTGTGCTTAAATTAACGCCTGGATTAATTTGGCTAAAGCCATTAATTTGTGCTCTTGGAGTAAATGTATCTGAACTTATAATAGCAACTGGTTTTGCACTTATTTCAACTTGTAATGCTGAATATTCAATATTGTCTTGACCAATAATTTTTACAGGACTAACACCTGTGTTAAGTCCGCCAGCATAATCAGGACCAATTAATGTCCAACCTGAACCTGTGTACAAATATAATTGTTGATTGTCTGTGTCAACCCATAAGTCTCCAGTAATAGATTGTGCCGCACCTGGTTCGTTAATTGCTTTTTTCAAACCTCCACTTGCTACCCAAGTAGTGCCATCATAAACTTTTAACTGTTCTCCGCCAGCAGTTGTGTCATACCATAATTGTCCTTCAACTGGATTAGTTGGCGCACTTGTGTTTGCAAAATTTTCTAAGAGTTTTAAAAAGTTTTGATTAAATTCAACACCATAACTTGTTGTATTACGTCCAACTAGACTTAAACTAGTTGATACGTTGATATCATTATCTTCAACTGTGATGCTACCTTTGTTTGTTACGTCAGTGAAATTAATTGTATAAGGCATCTATTAAACTCCTGACAAACTTTGTACACGTACTGTATAATCAATTTGAACCAATCTGTTTAAACTTTTTTGAACAGGGTGGAAAATTACATGAGTTATTAATCTACCTGAACCTGATGGATTATAACTTTTAAGTCCTAATTCATCAAACACATAAAGGTTTTCTGTATCTGTAGCAGTATCAAATGCATCTTGACCTTCAGGTTCACCGTAGTCTAATAAACAAGTTACAACAATATCAGTATAGTTTGTTCCGCTTACATGACGTGTTTCAGTTTTGTTTCTTACAGGATCTGTGTTGCTTGTGCTTCTATCATCTACTACTTTTGTAAATGTTTGATTATACAAACTTGCATTTGTTCCTGTAGAGTTAGGTGTAAGGTAAGTAATTACTCCTGTTGGATCAACACTTGTTCCTCCATTACCAAAACTCATTTCATATATCATGCCTTGACCTTGATTTGCAAGGCTTTCTGCAAGAGCAATACTCATATTTTCATAGTGGATAGCATTACGCTTATCAACATACACTTCACCAGTATTAGGATCATGTATTTTGATGTGTCCTTTAACTACTACTCCGCTTTTATCATTTAATTTGTCTGTCATGTTTTCTCTCACTGCTACTGTATTTATTTAGGTAATTCCGTTGTTCTTGCCTTAAGAAACTGTGCAACGTCATTTTCTGCATCAACCAGGCTTTCTCCTGCGTTTGACCATGTTTGACCCACTCGTCGAATCACCGTAACCTTCTGATCTTGCTCTGGTGTAACTGCTAAATTCAATGTACTACCACTTAAAGTGAATTCCACTGGCAATGTTACGTCACCCTCAGCACTATCTTGTGCAATAAATCTAGTTACAAAGTTTCCTGCACTATTTTTAGTGTCTACTTGATAACTACTTATCGCATTTTTACGAAGTCTGTTTCCAGCAACAAATACTTCAAACTCATCAACACCTTTTGTAGGAGTAAAGTCTAATTCATATGATGCTGTAGTACCATCTGCTGTAAACACCTGTGTAAGTGTCTGATCTGCATAAGGCATATTTTCGCCTGGACTTTGATCAATTACAGACGTTCCTGAAGCAATAAATGTGTTTACACCTGTACCTAATGTACCTCTTCTAATTTGACGTAAACTATTGCCTTGCTTCACGTAGTACTCAATTCTTTCACCGTTTATAAACACAACACCCGGAATTTGTTTCTTTTTACCTGGTTCAGGTAATTTTGAAGCATCTACTAGTTCTATTCTAGTATCCCACCAATTAAGGTCTTGTGCTAGTTTGTACTTATTACTATCATCGAGTCTCTTGTAGTGAACCCGGTTCAGTATATCTTTAAACTGTCTGAATCCAAATCTATGTACAAGTTGCTCTTCACCAAACTGTATTATTTCAATCTGATCATTAGCACTTAGTTTTTTAAGAATTTTTACATGCTGTTTGTCTTCAGGTACATAATAATCAACATTTGGTGCTAATCTAACACCATTTACAATTACCCAAACATACTCTGAATCTTGTGATGGTCTTCTAAGTTTTACCAGTCCATTACTTAAATTAATATATTCTTTGAAGTTTGTAGTACCAGGAACAAGTGTAACTCTACTTACAAGATCATATTTTATACGCTCAATATCTTGTAAGTCGTGATTACTAAATGATGTAATTCTAATTGACTCTCCTAAACCTGGGGCTGTATCGAAGTAAATTTTACTTCTATCTTGTAAAAACTTAGTTGAACTATCTGCACCTACACCTACATAACCAAATGCATATGTTCCATCAACACTAAAAAATACATCTAGTGTATCATTTACTGCACCTATTCCTGCTGAAAGTTTTACACTATTATTTGTGCTATCCCATCTATATTGAACATTTTTTGTTAGCAGTTCATTATTTAAATATACTTCTATATCTTCACCTCTGATGCTGTTAGCAAAAAATTGCCATTCTTGGATTTTGTATTCTCTAGTTGCCGAATTAGTAATTGTAAATTCAGTGTTGTAACCTGCATCTAGTATACTGTTATTAACTTCAACAATAGCGTTTTGTGCTGTTGGTAATCCACCTACAAGTGCAGGATTAACATCGAATATTGTAGTTGATCCGTCTCCTACAAGTGTCTGAACATTTGTTGCACTAAAGTTCTTAGCAGTTGTATAAAATAATCCATAATCTACAACTTGTCCTGCTTGAGGTGCTGTATCAAATGTAATTACAAAGTTTTTATTTTCATCTTCAGATAATCTAGAAGTAATTGACTCACCGTTAATAGTTACATAATGACTTACATCTGTTTGATATTTTATGTTTGTTGTGTATGTATTTGTACTTCCATCTGCAACAAATTTATTAATATCTAAAATTTTCTGTCCACTTACTCCTAAGCAAACAATACTTAATACTTTTCCTGTGACTGGTGCAGTTGTAAAAGTAATTGTGTCATTTACATAGTTAATTGTATAATCAGTATTAACAACTCTTACATTATCTAATGTAACAAAAACTGCTTCGCTATTATGCGGATGTATGCCTATATTATAAGTTTGTGTGACTCCATCAGTTTGGAAAAACTGTGTTTGTACATTGCTTGTGCCATCATCTGGTCTATGATACACTTGAATATCTACTGTGTCTGAAATTTTGCCTGGAACTAATTCTTCTGGACCAGTTGTTGTCATTGGTGTAATGAATCCATCACCATCTACAATAATATCACTTGCATCTATACCTTTTGCATTACTATAACTTAATGCTCCACCTGTAAGTTGTGTATCGAAACTTGCAGGATCAGGTTTAAAACTTCCGTCACTTGTTGTTTTTCTTATTATAAAAATGTCATCGTCTTTTGATGCTATGCCAAGTCCATCTATATCAATTTCTTGTATTACTCCGTCTCCTGTAATACTAGTCATTACAGCATTAGGGTTAGTAGGATTACTAGGATAATTTATATCATCTAATCTAATATTATTCTTGTATACATTATATACAACACCATTTTCTAATGGCTTATCTAAAGAAAGTGTGTTTGTAGATCCATCTAAGTAAAAAATTATATCTTCAAATGTATTATCATAAACATCATATGCTTCTATTCCAAACCCTTTTGTTTCAAATCCTCCTGATCCTGCAAAATCAAAACTTTTTACTTCTACTCCGCCAAAGTCTACGCCCATCATAAGTTGACCAATATCTTTACCGATCATACCATCTATTGGTTGGTAGTAACTTTGTACTCTATCTTGTGCAGTTAGTAAGTCTGGTGCTAATTCATAATCTATTTTTATTGCTTTTCCTGTTGCTGGAGGTAAAGTAAATGCAATTCTACCTCGTTTTCTAGTATAACCTTTTGTAGTATCCTCGTAATTACTATATGTGTATTCACTTTTTAATAATTCTACTCCATTAATGTATATTTTAAGTTTTGCGCCATTTAAATTCATAGGCCATAGCAAATTATATATTGATGTAACACTATCTCCAGTAAATGTTTCAGATCTAGCAACTTCTAAGTAATAAGGTTTACCGCTAATTCTATCAAACCTAGAGATAACGTGTGTGCCTCTTACTTTACCATTGCCTAGTACTGCTCTAGCAGTTGCAGGTGTTCCAGCAACAGCAGAATCTTCTGTTCCACCATCTTCTATACTACCTTTTAAAACTACATCTGGTGCTTTTACGTATCCATTGCCTGGCGAAGTTACTTCAATTTTAGAAACTTTGCCATCATTTAGATAGGCTTGTGCTTTTGCTCCGCTACCGCCGCCCCCTTCGATACTAACTATAGGAGGTAAAGTATAATTCGAACCTGGGTTACCGACACTAATTTCAGAAATTTCATATCCGCTATTTTCTAGCCAATGTTTATCTGGATATTGTTCTGTAGTCTTAGGTGGACTTGAAATTAAGTTGTTTCTTACCTTTGCTGTACTGCTTGTGATTCTTTTTTGATTAAAATTATATCTAGGAGGTAAATCAAAATCTGTTACAACACTATTTGTAGGATCTATTTTTTCATAATTGGATACGTATTCTCTAATTTTTGTTTTAAAAGGTTTAACTTCATTTATGTAATCTTGATAGTTTTCAATGTTATCATTTTTAAAAGTAACTTTTTGTGCTAGTTCTCCAACATTGTGTTGTGCTTTAATAAATGATGTTTTGAATGCCCAATCAATATTAGGTTGTTCGCTGAAAGCATAACGTAAACTTGCAATAAACAGTTCGTTGTAATGATGTTCTAAATCATCTATAAAAATATCATCTCTTAATGTTTCTAAAACTACTCTAGATTCTGTAACCGGTTGGCTATCATAAAACGTTGTATCAAATGTATCAGTATCAAATCCTGTTCTATTAACACTTGTGTTATATAATTTGTTACTGAATTGAATTGTAGCATTTTGTTTACCTATTACTTTATAATTTTGTGTATAATCTTCAGTTTGTAAATTAGCAATTTTTTCTAGTAACAACCAGCCGCCAGATCCTATTGAAGAAATCTTAACAGTTTGTCCTACATCATTTTCTAATGCAGATAATTGGTAACTAAAATCAATTAAACTATTAATTTCTGTAAATGCACTATATCCTGGTGCATACCAATCTGCATAGTTCCAGTATAAGTTTGTATCAAAACGCTGACTAACTGTTCTATTCCATTTAGTTCCGTTGTAATTATATAAAGACCATTTGTTTGCAACATTTGAATCACTAGCAACCAACACACTAAAGTTTCTTACTATTAATTTAGTATTACTATCATAACCAATACCCGGATCAATAATATTAACTTTTGTAATTTGTCCTAATTCGTTAATTTCAGATTCAAGTACTGCATCTCTACCTATACCGTCTATTGTTATTTCTGGACCTATTCTAGTTCCGCCAACTGTAGAAACATATGTCGGATCTACATAGCCTCTACCTGAGTTAGTAATATCAATACTTGTAATTTTTCCGTCAACTACTGTTGGAGATAATACTGCTACTTCTCTTTTTGCTATACCAACAAATGCTAAATCTTCATATGAATCTATTTTTATATCGTATCTACGTGAACTTGCTAAAGGCGCTGGATCACTTTTTGTTAAATTACTAATATCAAATTCATCTACAATAATATTTTTTAGTAATACATCGTTTGCTCTTTCAATAACTTGTTTATATGCTTCAGACTTGTTAATAAACATAGACTGTCTTGGATTATTGCTTATACCATATTTTGCTTTTGCACTAAGTTTAGGATCTGGTACTAGTCTAAACTGACTGTCGTAACCAATTAAACTGTCAAACCATTTACGCTCAATATCTCTAGTCGGTTTACTAGTTCCAATGCCTTGTGTCAACATTTGATATTCATTATGAATATTTTGGTCAACGTTATCAAGTGTGTAGTAACGTAAATTAAATGCAACATTATTACCGCTTAATAATGGCTCACAGTTAAACAATACAAATCTATCTTTTGCCATTAGTCCAACAAATCTATGTCCTTGTCCTACTGGATCTTCTATTAAACGTTTTACATCATATGCTGTTATTTTTCTATCAGCAGTCGTAGGTACAACACGCTTGTTTGCTACCCAATAATAATACTTTGCTTTGCTTGTTTTTGCTATTGGATCCCATTTTAGTCTTTGTGAGTAAACAGTATCGCCATATCTACTTACACCACTTACGCCTGAAGCAATCCCGCTTTCGCTATCTGCCAAATTATCCCATTCACTAGGTAGTAGATCTGTTTCTACCCATTCATATACTTCAACACTTGTGCCTGGAAAAACTTCTCCCCAGTAATTTGTTTGATAAGTTATATTATTTTGTTGATAATTATAAAATTTTACTGCGTTTAAGTCCCACCATAGTTTACCTACATGTTCTGTACCCCATGCATTATCTTCATCTATTACAACAGTATCATCACCTTTACTATATGCCGCAGGATCATAATATGTTTTATATGATAATTCTTGTTCTGCTGGTCCTGCCACTTTTCCTTGTACAGGATCTATATAATCTAAATCTTCAATTAGTGTATTTGTTTGCGTATTATATAAGAATGCACCTTTTATTTTATTGATGTCAACTTGATCTAAAGGACTTCTATGTGTATTCCATGCTCTTTGTCCTATTGTTTTTCTAAAATCAATTATCATTCCTTGATGTGTAGTGTAATCTGTAACTTCTGGCATTGCAGTGTAAACATGATTATTTTTCATTAATATGTTCTTGCCAAAATTTACTGCTAATGGTTCGTCAATAACAAATTCTTGTGCAAATATTAAAGAATTATTAATACGTTCATACATGAAGATAGCACCACTATCCATATCCATTCTTTTGAATTTAGTAAATTCATCATCAAATACTGTAGTGTTGTTATCAAAAGTTGTTGGAATTTCTATATCACCGTTTAGTGATGTTACTGATAATTGGTTTCCATCAAAATTTAAATATGCACCAAACTGTTCTGCTTGTTCTCCGTTCGGGCTAAAAATTTCTTGTGATAGTTCAAACTTTC